TTCCCCACAGCACTGCCGCCTTCACGTTCAGTCCCTGGGCCACGCTGTCCACATACTGCTTGGTGGCCAGCTGCAGGGCGCTGGTGGGGTCTTGCGTCACAGCAACGGACGTCAAGCCGCCCAGCGTGAGCGTGGTGCCGCCCAGCGCCACGGTTGTGGTTCCAAGCGTCAGCGACGAGTTCACAAGCGACGCGTTTCCGATATTCGAGAGCGTGTTCGACGAACCGGAGATCGTTTTGTTGGTCAGCGTCTGCGAACCAGCCAGCGTGGCCACGGTCGAGTCGATGGCGATCGTGACGGCAGATGAGCCATTAAAACTGGTGCCAGACAGCCCGGTGCCAATCGTGAGTGCGTTGACCAGAGAGCCAACACCCGTGACCGCACTAGGGTTCACGTTGCGCCAGTAGCCGCCCGCGCCGTAGTACTGCAGGAGCTGGTTGTTGGCCACCGATGTGAGCTCGACATTAGAGTCAGTGCCGCCAAGGACGGAGCCGTGGTTGATCTCGACCTGGATCGAGCCGGAGCCGCCATTGCCTGCCTTGATCAGCACGCCGACGGATACCTTCAGATTCGGAGCGGTGGGTTTTACGTTGGTCGGGTTGCCGGTGACAGGGTTGTACCAAATCGTGTCGCCATCGGCCCAAACCTCTCCGTAAGCTGTGCCGTTGGTGGTGATGCCTCGCACGATGCCATAGGACGTCACACGGCCCAAACCGTTGTTGGCGATTGGTTCAGTGGCCACGCCAACAATCAGGTCGCCGTCGGTGATTCCTGCAACCGTGGGACCAAACGTGATGACACCGGAGCCGCCAACGGTGCCGGTCTGGTAAACAATCTGCAGCGGCGAGTCGTTGATTGCTGCTGAGGCTTTCCCGTAGACGAACAGCTCCTCGCCGATCTGCTGCGTGATGTTGCCACCGCCCATGCCAGCATTCCAGCTCCCAGTGGCGCCGTCGTACCAGAGTCGGCCAGCAGCCAGAGCCACGGCCGAGCCGTTGGCAAAGTCCAGGTAAGGCGTGGCGCCGTCGACCACATACCCACCGATGTTGTTGCTCCAAGTCGGAGCGCCAGAGCCGCCAGATTTCAGGAAGTACCCGCTTGTGCCCGCCGCGCTGAAAGCGTAGGCCGTGCCAGTGCCGTAAGCCACAGCGCCTGCCGTGGGGGTGGCCGAGCCGTTGGTGCCGCCGTTTGCGATTGCAAGCGTGCCGCCAAGCGTCACAGCGCCCGTGGTGGCTGTGGCAGGCGTCAGGCCCGTGGTGCCACCGCTCCAGCTGAGCACGCCCGTGTTGGTGATGGTCACCGCCGCCGAGCCGTCATAGCCCGAGCCGCCCAGGCCGGTACCGATGGTCAGCGCGTAGGGGTTGGCCGCCGTGATGGTGCCCGATGCCCCCAGGGCAACGCTCACGCCGTTGTAGGTCACAGCGCCGCTGCCAGGCAGGTCGGTGTTCACGATCTGCCGGAACGTTGGATCGGCGTCCACGCCTGTGATCGGGCCGCCAAAGAACCGTTTTGCCGCCACAGGCGCCAAGATCAGCGTCGAGCCCCAGGTCGGGGCCCCGGTACCGCCTGAGACCAGCACTTGGCCCGCCACACCGGCCGCGCTGACGTACATGCCGTCCGAGCCGGACCAAATCACCGCGCCGGGCTGCATCGTCAACGAACGGGCCGTGCCACCGGACTGCAAGCCCAGGATGCCGTCCACTTGCGCGTCGCTTGCCAGGTCAACAGCCGGGTGCTGGTGGTCCGAGCGCGACAGCGTCAGTGCGGTACCGGCCGCGCCCGAGTTCGAGCCAGCCAGCGGGGTGCCGCCGTATGAAACCGCAAGCGTCACGTTCGAGGACAGCGCACCACCGCCGGTCAGGCCGTTTCCGGCGATCACCTGCCTGCTGGTGGGCACGTAGCCCGAAATCGACAACGGAACCGATGTTGCGGCCGTCACCCGGCCCGTGGCGTCAACGGTGAACTGCGGCACGCTGGTGGCATCGCCGTACACACCAGGCGTCACGCCAGTGGCAGCCAGTTGCGTTGTGCCAACACCACCCGGGGCGATCGACAGCGTCACATTCGAGCTCAGCTGACCACCGCCTGTAAGCCCCGTGCCAGCAATCACCTGGCGCGAGGTGGGAACACCAGCAACCTGCAGCAGGTCCCCGGCGCGAATCTTGTAGGTGATGCCCTGATAGACGCCGACCAGCAGCGTATCTTCCGACGTCGTCAGCGGGACGGGAAGTTGCGTGATGCTGATCGGGATCAGGTTTGATGGGACTTGTGCCATTTCTGCGTTGCTTTCAGTCGATCACGAACAGGAACTGCCCGCTGTCGGTAACGATGAACTGCGTGCCGTCCGGCGTGATCAGGCCCGAAGGATGCGTGTTGATCGGTGTGTCTGGACGCACAAACGGCAGCACGACCTGGTCCTCTGGCTTGGCCGCCAGGCGGTAGGGGTCGTAATCGTCCGTGTCCTCGTCGCAAACCATGAGCGCCGGGTAGTTGGGGTCCGGGTGCAAATCGGCCAGCCGGAACTTGCGCGAACAACGCGCGCAAATACCAAGCCCGTAGGTTGGTTCGCCGGATGGGTCAATGAAGCGTGGCATGGCTTACTTCGTGTAGCACCCGATGCCGGGATTGATGAACGTGGGCGAGCCATCGTTGTCGCCGTCCCAGGCGGCCTGGCGCGCGGCGTACCACTTCTGCTCCAGCATGGTCACCAGGCTCGGGTCCACGGACGGAGTTTCTGCGCCCACTTTGGCCGACAGACCGGCCGTGATCGCTTCGAGCCAACGCTGAGGCACCTCGACGTCCTGCTGCAGGTTCTGCGTGTCCATGATGTGGCGGTGGCGCCAGACGATCAGCTGCTGGTGCTCGGCCGCCGCATTCGGGCTTGGCCAGAGGTTCATCACCGGCTGGGGCAGGTCGCGCTGGAACCAGTAGGTCAGCGGGCGCCCCAAGAACACCTTGTTGCTTTGCGCTACATAGGTGTCGCGGTTGAGCACACCCATCGGGATTTCCTGCGGCATGGTGCCCAGGTAAACCTCCTCCATCAGCATGGGAGCCGTGCTGGTGATGCGGAAAAACGCCTTGGGCCGAGCCGGAATCACATCGGTCCATGTCCACTCGCCAGATGTTGCCGTGGTGGTTTGTGTGCCGACCGTGACCCAGACCAAGCCGTCGTTTGAGGTCTGAAACGTCAGGTTGACAGCGGCGCCTAGCCACTTCACGCCGACCGAGTTCACGGTACCGACGCCGCCTTCTTGGTCCGTGAAGTCCACGGTGTAGCTCGTGGGCAGCGCAACGGTGGCGCCTGTCAGCTCCTGCATCGTGCGCAGGTTGGCGTTCAACACCTCAACGGTGCCGTTGGTCAGCGTGACGATCGGCTGGCCTTCGTAGAACGGGTAAATCTGGCGCTCGATGCACCAGCTGGGGGTCTTGGTGTTGGCCAGCTCGCTGAGCAGCAGGTACAGCGCCTCAAGCGCGTAGGTCTGCATTTCGGCCGTGATGGCCTGGGCAGGCAGGCGGCAACGCCGGAAGGCGTGATCGACGACCTTCAGTGCGTTGAATGTTGTGCTGCTGATGCTGCCGGAAAAGGCCATGCTAACTCCGTGTTGGGTCGTCAGATGGCCGCCGATTCAGCGCGCCCGATGGGGTTGGGGAATTGTAGAGCAAGCGACAAGGGGCGGCAACGCACCCCTGCCCCGCTCAACGCTTGGATGCCTTGCGGCCTTCGGACATGGCAATCGCCATGGCCTGTTTGCGGCTGGTGACCTCGGGGCCCTTCTTGCTGCCAGAGTGCAGCTCGCCAGCCTTGAACTCGCCCATGACCTTGCCAATCTTGGCCTGGCCAGCCTTGGACGTCACTTTGCCACCGGTTTTCATGCCGCCGATCATGGGCTGCGCGGGAGCGACGGGCACCATCTTGCGGCGAACGGATGGCATCTTCACCTGCGTGCGCTCGGTCAGCTCTTCACGCTGCATGCGCGGCGTTTCCATCTTCTCGTGCTTGACCATGGCTTGGCGGCTGGGGTATTTCTCGCCGGTGGCTTTTTCGACCACGGGGCCGCCTTTGGCCAGCTTGAGCGTGGGCAAGTTGGGCGCCACAGGCTTGGAGCCTTTGACACCAGGATTCTTGTTGTCCTTGATTCCAAGCGAGCTCTTGTCGGCGATCATGGTCTGGCCCTTGAAGCCGGGGGCCTGGACTTTGCCGCCCTTGGCATAACCCGAGTCGCAAGACCCGCCTTTTTCGTACTTCACCGCGCCGCCCTTGGCGTACTTCACGGCGCCGTCTTTGCCTTTGGTGCCGAAGTCGAACTCTTTGACGTATGTGCAGCCCATAACTTGCTCCTTATTCGCGGTCGGAATGACCCTTGAGGTTGTCGATCTTGCGCTCCAGTCGATCAAAACGATCGATCAACTGTTGCATATCCGCGCGGAACTCGGCGCGTGTGATGTGGTCCCGGGCAACTTCCTCTCTGGTTTTGTTGAGAAGAATGCTGAGGCGGTCAAGTTCATTGAACTTGCCTTTCAGCAAAAAACCCATCAAAGCCACGATTGCACTCAGGACAATGTTCCAGACCATCATTTCCATTGCTTACTGCTCCGGAAATGATCATGTGTAGGCAACGTTGACGGTCCCGGCTGCCACGACCACCAGGCCGTTGTTTGCCGCAATACCGTGGCTGGCCCAAGTGGCAATCTCACCGACCGCCATGGTCTTGGTGTACAGAATGTTGCCGCTGGCCGCAGATGCGTTGTCATAGACCGTGACGGCGCCCGCGACGATGCAGGTCACCGAAAACAGTCCGGCGGGGGTTGACTTGATCACAGCAGTTTCGGCTGCAACCGGCTTGTAGCCTAATTTGTCGGTCATCATGAGGTGATCTCCTGGTTTGGTTGAAGCCCCGCGCGGTGGCGGGGTGCGTCACAACGCAGGGGATCAGCTCAGAGCTGCGCCGACGGCGGTCACCCAAGCAGAGCCGGTGTTGATCACCAGGCAGTACTCGTTGTTGCCAGCGCCGTTGTCCGAAATGACGTAGCAGGTGCCAACGGGAACAGCGGTCACAGCAGGCAAATTGGCAGTCGTGGTGACGGGGAACGAGAAGCCGTTTTGAGAGGCGACGGGACCCGAAAAGGTAGTAGTGCTCATGATTTCCTCACATGCGAGTTGTGCGCAGCCGTCTGCATGTCGTCGGCCAGGGCGGGCCGTCTGCTGCGCGTAAAAAAGGTGCCCAACAAAGCCCCCGCCTTGTGAGCAGGGGCTTCAGTTGGCATCTTAGACGCCAGCGGTACCGAACACGCCGCGCGGGTCGGTCCAGCCAAGCGCGTAACGCTCGGTGGCCTTGTAGCGCATGCTGTCGGTCTCGAAGTCGCCTTCCATGGATTTCTCCAGGCCGCGACGCATCATCAGCTTCAGACCTTCGGGAGCGTCGGTCTGCACCCACCAGGCGGTGGTGCTGGTGATACGAGACAGGTTGGCTTGACCATCGGCCAGCAAGCCCATCGACTTCACAGGGTTGATGTCGTTGTCAGCGGTGCCGGTACGCAGCACAGACTTCAGCAGCACCTCAGCCTGGAACACGTTGGAAGGACCGGAGACGATCTTCTTGGGTGTCAGGCGGATACGCTTGCCGTTGTTGTCCACAGCATTGCGGATCTGGATCAGCATCTGCTCAAGGGACGTCTGCGACAGGGCAGCGGCGGTGGCCAGCTGGTTGCTGAACGTGCCGTTGACGATCGGGTGAGCCGTGGAAACCAGGGACACGCCGTCACCGCCTGCATACGCGCTGTTGAAGGCGCGGTTCAGGATGTTGGCTGCCAAGGTTTCTTTGGTCTCGATCAGGGACTGCGCCAGGTGCTTGGCGTAGGTCTGACCGATACGGATGTGGTCACCGTCCTCGACCAGCACTTTGGTCAGGGCGAAGGCCAGGCCGTACACCTTGTAGAGGTAGCGCTGCAGGAACAGCACGCCGCCGGACTGGTAGGTCACGGCCATGCCGTCAGGCAGCTCGGGCGCAGCACCGAAACCGTACAGGACGGGTTCTTCATGGTAGTTGCGCGGGATGCCTTTTTGCTCGCGGAAGACTTGCTTCCACTCGTCAGCACGCTGCTCATAAACGCCGTCGAACACTTCGTTCAGAATCGGCTCGACTACGGAACGGAAGTCCGTACTACGCATTGGGGTTGCCATGTTTCAGCCCTCCTTAGATGCTGTTGACGGCAGCCTTGTAGGCGTGCTCGTTGATACGAACAGTGGCCACAACGTAAGCGTCGGTCAGCGAGTCGTTGATGTTGCCAGCGAAACCGGTGATCTGGAACTGGCCAGAGGTGGTTTGGATGGCGGTGAGGTAGGTGTTGCTCAGACCGGTTTGGGTCGAGCCACCGGGAGAGGCAACGGTCCAATCGCACTCTTCACCCACAGCGGTCTGCACGGTGGTACCGGCCGAGGGGTTGTTGTACTGGACGTCGAACAGCGTTTCCGGATCGTCGTACACCCAGGCCACGATGTTGGTGGCGGTGACGCCCGAGGGCCAGAAGGGGCTGATGGTGGGGCGGCCAGTGGCGTCGTTGTACTGGCAGCCAGCGAAGATACCCAAAAGGGTAACGCCGTCGGTTGTTCCAGAACGAGTGCCGTCAGAGGTGCCGAGTTGAATGACGCCAGCGTCCGTCAGTTTCACGGGGTCACCCGAGAAAATGTTGGCAGCGTAGGCGCTTGCGATGGTGTAGGCTTTTGGACGCATCTGACCACTGTTGTGGTAAGAGGCGCGGAAGCCAAAGGGTGCGCTAGTCGAAGACATTTGCTTTTCCTTTGATGGGTTGAGTGGACTTCAGATCAGGTCAGCTCAAACTGAGCTTTCCGTTTTTGTCCAATTTCAGACATGCCATCACCCGCATCCATGCGCGACCCCGATGCACGAGCCTGTTGCTCCATGAACTCAGCCGTGTCAGTGAGCTTTTCCTCTTCGCGCAGCGGCGCGTCGTGGTGAGCTTCCTGCATGTACTTTTCGTACAGGCTGATAGGGAGTTTGAAGGCGAGCATTTCGTTGACACCGATAAAGCCCTGCCACTCGCCAGTTTTGACGGTGACATATTCCCAGCCAGGCACGTCGCTCGGCTTCAGGGGCTCGTAACCCAGACGCATACGCATGTGGATCGAGTCACGGGGGTTGGTCGTGGTTAGCCAGCAGCAATGCCAGCCATCGAGTTTGGGCAAGTCCGGAAGTGAGGACTGGTGGAACTGCTGTCGGAACATTTCAACCCGCTCATCATCGGACAGGGCGCGCGATTCAGAAACGGCGCGATCTACCATCGCACGGTTCTCGCGGTTGTCACCAGCAGATTTCTTTAAGCGTTCGTCAGACATTTCTCGCTCCTTTCAGCGATTGGGAAAAATTATAGGTTGGATTTCAAAAAACACAACGCGATTTTTACGCGCGGTTGTTTTTGTCGTATTCGGCATAGCGTTTTACGTACTTCATTCGAAGCACGGGATCGTCCCAAACGCCTGCGTCAATCAGAGCCTGCTTGCGCTCTGGGTTGATGTACACCTCGGTGCGGGTGCTGGTTGGTGCATGCTCACGGCCAGAGCCAATCGCAGGGCCGCCACGAGTCTGGCGTTGCTGGCGGGGCTCGTCGCGGGCGCCACGGTCATCGCCATGGTCGTTGCGGCGCTGGGTCTGCTTGAAGCGCTCGGGCAGGCGGCGGGCAACGCGATCGCGCAGCTCGTCCCAGTACTCCTCGGTGTCAGGCCGGAAGCCCTCGCGGTGCAGGGCGCCGTCGATGGCCAGCACAACAGCGCTGTCCTCGTCTTGGCCCTTGAGGTCGTACCAGGGGTTTTCGCTGATGAACTCCTTGGCGTAGTGCACCGCCATGTCGTCCAAACCGTCGTCTTGCTTGACCGGGCGCTGGTTGGCCGCCTGCTGCTTGGCAAACGCCAGTTGTTGCGCTTTTTGCAAGGCCTGGTCGCGGTAGCGCATGGCCTGGGTGACGTCGTCCCCGTTGCCAGCGGCCACGGCCTTGGCGATCACGCGCTCGGCCATCTCGGCCTCATTGCGGGCCTGGGCGATCTGGGCGTCGAGCTGAGACAGGTCGGCCTGGTGCGTGCGCTGCTCGACGGAGCCCAGGCGGCGCTCAAGGTCGTCGTTGCGCTTGCGCAGGAAGTTCAGCTCCAGCTTGTCGCGGCTGATCGCCTCTTCGCGGCGTTGCTTGCGCTCGGCCTTTTCCTTGCGGCGGCGTTCGCGGATGGCCTCGCGCTCGGCGTCGTTGCCGTCGCCACGGTTGTCGTCGTCGTTGCCATTGAGGCGCGCATCGCCGTCGTCATCGTGGCCGTCGTCGGCGTTGTCGTTGGGCAGGTTTTCAACGATGACCAGCTCTTCCCGGTTTTCCGGGTTGTTGCTGTTGTCGTTGTCGTCTTCGGTGAGTGAAGGCATGGTTTTCTCCTGTGATGTTTATTGGCAGGCCTCGCAGGTGCCTTCGCCGGAGAGGTCGCAGGCTTTGCCGAGGGGGAAGTCGTCGTCGTGGGCAGCCTTGGCGGCCAGCTTGCTGCGCAGCTCGTAGCCCATGAGCGGCCAGATTTTGGCCACGGCATTCTGGCGCGCGATCTTCTTGCCGATTTCGGCGTCGAAGTTCTCGGGGCTGGCGCAGGCCGACTCGCCGGTGACGGTAAAGCCGTTGCGCAGAACCAACACGCAGAATGTCAGCAGGTCAAGAGGTGCTTTGCTTGCCTCAAACACGCCAGCCTCAATGTCAGGCGAGTAATCTTTGGCCTTTGCAATCACAGCGCCAAGCGTGCCGTGCGCAGCGGTGAAATACACCTCTTCGGCGATGTTGGCCTCAATGTCCGCAGGCGTGATGCGCGCGGCCGTCTTGCCCTTGGCTTGGATTTCCTGTTCGATTTGTGCGTCGGTGCTCATGCAGCGTCTCCTGTTGATTTTTGGATATCGCGCAGGGCGTGCACCACCGCGCGGAAGATAAAGTCCTTGGCCTGCTGCTCACGCGACAGCATGTCAAACGGCACGATGCAGTGGTGCGTCTTGGCTTCAGGGTCTTTGGTTGGGCCGTAAACCCAGCCTTCAGCGACTTTTTGCGCCATCCAGCTCTCGTGGCTGGCCTCGGGACCGACGTTGTTTTCGGTGTGGAGCTTGACGCCAAGCATGGCGCTGTCGCGTTGCCACTGCGGCGCGTCTTCCCAGGCAGGCTGGCTCATGTCCCCCAAAGACTGGCAGTAAGCGCGGTTCACCTCGTGGCAAACGCGCGCGATCATTTCGTTGCTCATGGCGCCCCCTCAGATGAAAGCACGGATGGCGAGCGGATCGCCGGTGACCTGGCCGATGATGTCCAGGTCGTTGAAGATGACGAACAGGGCCGACTCGCCGTTGGCCAGGGGCACTTCCCAGCGATCGCCGCCGTACTTGGGCACGCGAACGTAGTCGCCCGGCTTGCACCAGCTGCCTTCCGGCCAGGAGTCCATGGTGTTTCGGTTCTTGAACGCAAGAGCGCCAACAGAGACAACGCGGGCCACCTGGGTGTTCCACTTCTCGGTGTCACGCGAGCCGTTGTCGATGATGATGCCCGAGGCGGTCTTGGTCTTGGGGGTGCGAATCTGCACCAGGACGCGGCTTCCAAACGGGATGATTCCCGGGGATGCGTCGGGGAATGCCTCCCGCATCGCGTCAATCAGCACTTCAGCTGTCATCTTCTGCTCCTTTCAGCAGGTGTACGGCGGCCACAGCGGCCGCCATCAAAAAATCTTCACAGACCTGTGCAAATCACAGGTCTCGGTCGCCGTGTCGCTCGTCGTCCAGAAGGGCAAGCAGGGCTGCAATGGCCGCTTCGTATCCAGCGACCATGCCCACGCGGTATCCGTACTCGAAAGCGTCACGCTCGACCGGGCGCTTGAGAGCCTCAAGCGCAAATGCCTGCTGGTCAGCCTTGAGCTTTCCGAGCAGGCGGTCCTCGATGGCCATCAGGCGGGGGTCTTAGGCATCGTGGGGGCAGACGGCAAGGTCTGGCCGGTCACGGGCTGGCCAGCGGCCATGCGGTGGTGCTGCTTGACCAGTGCGCCAGTCATTGGCACGGTGCCTTGGGTGGGTTTGTCGCTCATGGAGTGCTCCTTGGGGTTGGATTATCGTGTGCCCGGGTTGATCCCGGTACCGGTGCTGACGGCGATTTTCTCGCCGGTGGCAATTTCTGCTGCAGCCATGCGCATGGCCGTGGCGTTGTCTGAGTCGTTCATCTGCAGGCGGGCATCAATTTCAGCGGCCGTGCGCTGATTCTCGGATGCTTGGCGCAACTGCTCGGACTGGAACTCCTCGGCGCGAGACTGCTGCTTGTCGGCCAGAGCGGCGGCATCCAGCTGCGACTTCTGCGCGGCTTTTTGTTGCTCGAGCTGCAATCGTGCCGCGTCGGTCTGGGCCCGCTGCTGCAGTGCAAGCTGCTGCACCTGCGCATTGAGCTGCGCAATCTGCATGCTGTTGTCTTGCGGCATCTGTGGCGGCTGAGGTGCAAACTGCTCGGCCATCTTGTCGATCTGAGCCAGCTCCTGCGCAAACTGCGCCAGCTGCTGCTCGATGATCTGCTGGACCTTCACGATCACGCGAACCTGCTGCTCGGCATCGCCGTCGGCGATCAGGTGCTCACGCTCGGCGCGCTGCACAGCCTCGTGTGCTTGCGTGAGGTAAAAGTTCAGCAGGTGGTCGCGCAAGTGCTGCGCCATCGGGTAGATGTAAGTCTTGACGATGGCCGGGTTCATGCCAAACATCGGCGACTTCAGGAACGCCAGGTGCGTCTGGATGTGCGCCACGTGGTCCTGCTTGGGCAGCACGTAGACCGGACGGCCCATCGAGGCGGCCACGTTCTCGCTCACCGGGTCAACGTCGTCCTGGCCAGGCTGAGGCTGCAGCACATCGTCTGGGCTGAGCTTCAGGTTGCGTAGGAACATTTCCTCGACCTTGCGCAGGTCGTACATCTGTGGCATGGCGGCCGCGCGGGCCTGCACGGCCTGGACCTGAGCGAAGCGCTGGGCCTCGCTGAAAATCGCCGGGTCGCTCACAGGCACAACGTCCATTGGGCCGTCGAAGTCCTCGGGCTTGATCTCCAGGCCAGATTCCTCGGCCTCGATATCCTCGTCGGTCAGGTAGGCGCTGTTGATGCGGTGCAGGATCTGGAACACGCGCGCCATCGAGTTGTGCAGGCGCGAATGGATGGAGCTGAACACCACCATGCCCTGCTCAATGAGCGCCAGGGTTGTGCCCACCGGAGCGTTGGGGTTTTGGTCGGACAGTTTCTCGAACGATGTCTGCACCACGCCCCTGCCAGCGTCCACCAGGAAGCCAAGCAGCTGGAACAGCGTCGGGCTCGGTCCGTTGAACGGAAGCGGCATGGCCAGCTTGCGAATGTCGTCGACCAGGGCGCCGCCCTCGATCTCGACCACCTCGGTCGGCTGCACGTTGATGGTCTGCCCACCAGGCCCGCCCTTGAGCTTGATCATGGTCGGGATGTTCTGGATGTGGGCCGAGTCCAGCAGCGCGCGCAGGGCGCCGGTGGCCGCGCCGGACAGGCCGCCGATCATGTGGGTGAGGCCAATCGGGTAGGCGCCGCGCCATGGCACGAACGGGAACTCGACAATCCAGTCCAGCTCCTTGCGGCGCTTGTCCTCGGGCTCCCAGTTGCGGTACAGGGCCAGGGCCTTGCGCGTGGACTTGTCGATGCTGATGATGTACGGCTCCATGCCGTCACCGAAGTCCAAGTGGGTGTAAATCTCAAAGATGGTGCGCAGGCCGTCCTCGTTGTAGCTGGTGTCCTCGCGGCCCTCGATCTTGTCGTTGGCCACACTGGCGCGGCTGAACTCGATCTGATCGGGCGAGCCAATGACCACATCGGCGTACATCCCGGCCTTGACGCGGCGGTTGAACTCGGACTTGGTGACGTACTGCACGTGCGTCTTGCGCTCGGCCGAGTAAAAGTTGGTGGCCGCAAACGGCAGGTAAATGTCGTCGATCGGGATGAACTCAGCGGTCGGGCGCTTCCACTGCGGCGACCACATGAGCTTCAAGTACTGCCCGCCGCCCAGGGGCAATTGTGTCGAAAGCTGCTCCAGCTCACCGCGCAGCTCAGGCATCTGCTGCGTGGTCTGCCAGTTCATGAAGTCGGCCTTGCGACGGGCTTTTTCCAGCTTTTCGGGCTCGACCTCGCCCAGAATCTTGGACTTCACGGGACCAGAGGGGGGAAACACCTCCTTCATGAAGCGGGCGCTGAAGTCGACGCAGGCCTCGACCAGCATCGGGTGCACGACCTTATTGGCGCCGGTGAATTGCGCGCCGCCGGGGGCATCGTCGCCCAGGCCGGTGCGGCGCAGGCCTTCCTCGTAGAGCTTGTCGCGCTTCTCGCGGGCGTCCTTGTCGCGCTCGATCTTGTCGAGCAGGTCGCTGGTCGCGTCGGCCAGCATGCTGCGATCGACCTCGTCGACGATGTTGGCAAAGTGGGCCTTCTTGTCGGCCACATCCTGCTCGTTTTTCATGCGGATGACCGCACCACCGTCGTCGGTGTCCTCGACCTCCATCTCATCCTCGGTCGGCAGGGTGACGGTCTCGCCGCGCTGCTCTTCCTCGGAGTCGTTGACGTCGGTGCCGTTGTTCAGAAGTTCGTCTGCCATGTTTACCCTGCGTTGAGTGCGTTGAGATCGCCCACGATGGCGTCGATTCTAGCCGGGTCGAAGTCTGCTGTGTGGGAATTCGCAACCAGGCCGCCGTCAGCATAGGCTCGAACGTCCCCGGCTTGGCCACCGTCTGCGAATCGGTAGGCCGACGCTGGGTCCTGCATCGCGTCGCTGTTGTAGATGTTGGAGCCGACCAGGCCACCGTCGGCGTATTTCTGGACCAGTCCGCCGAGCGCGAAGCCTTCCGCGTTTTTGCGCACGATGTCCTTGTACTCGTCCTCAGTGACAAACCGCTGGCCACCGCGCATCTCAGCTGGCACGCCCGCTTGATGAAGATCAACAAGGCCAGCGTTCTTCAGATCGCCGACATTGCTCCAGTTTTGACTGCGCACAAAGTCCCGAACGGCAGGCAGGTACTCGGGATTGGGTGCGCGGTTGGATTTTCCTTTGATCTGGACAATGTCCTCTGCGGGTTTGATGCCCTTGTTTTGGATGAACATGTCAAACGCCGCGTCGGTGTTGTCCATGTTGTAGCCACCAATCTCATCAAACTCTTTGTGAAGTTTTCGGGCCTCATCTGGGCCCACAGCTGCGGTAACGTCGTCCCATGTTTTCAGTGGTCGCGGGGCAACCTCAATCGTCACGTGCGGCTGGCCCTTCTTGTCGCGCAGGCTGAAAATCTTGGACCGGCCCTCGACCACGTCAGGACAGTAGCCGCCGACGCAGTGGCCCATGGTTTCGCCCTCGTATTTGAGGGCATCCTCCAGGGCCTTGACCGATTCGTCCATTTCGACCGTTTTTTTGCGGTTGAAGTCGTCCATGGTCCGACGCACAAAGTCGTTGAACTCGCGAGTACCCTCTTCGAGCCCCTCGTCGAATGCCATGTCTTCTGCGACCTCGCGCCCCATTCTTTCGTTAAAGTCAGGGGGCAAATCCATCTCTGGTTTTTCAACGCCAATCTTGCGGCCAGTTTCCTTTGGGGCTTTGAGCTCCACCCACTTGAAGCCTTGGTCCGGGTACTCCTTAATCACATGCGTGGCGGGCCCCATGGCGCGGGCCATGTCGGCCTCAGCTTTGTTGGCCGCACGCCACTCGTTGATCTTGGCCACGCGCTCGACCGCCTGGGGCACGGTGACCTTCTCCAGGTCGGAGTACTTCAGGCGCAGGTTCTCTGGCAGGCCGGACGCGGGGTTGATGGCGTTTTTCAGCTCGTCGACCAGGTGCTGCATGCCAAGCTCTTCATTCGCGCCGCCAAGAAGTTCGTACACGCGAGTTTCAGGTGGGACTTTTGCAAGCCATGGGTCTTTTTCAACAAGCTCGGGATATCCGCGCGTCAAGTCGGAGGCTTGAAGTTCGTTGAAGAAAGTGTCGGCACGTTTTTCCCATCGCTTTGCAAGGTCGGATTGCGCCATGCCTTCTTCGGGGAATCCAGCGGCGATGCGTTGTTTTGAAACGCTGTAGCCTGTTGGCGTTGGGTCGTAGTGCAAAACGCCGCGCTCGGCCAGCGCACGCAATGGGTCCTCGGGTGTGGCCATTTCGTTGCGCATGTACTTGCCGAGCTTGGTTTCAAGCCAGCGGTTCATGGCGGCTTCGGGCTCAAGGCGCGCACGCTCTCTCGCAAAAACAGCCGGGTCCATTGCGACGCCAGCTTCAACGTTTTGAGCGTAAGCGGCATCAAGGTCGCGCAAACGAGCGGCAGGGTCTGAGCCAACTACTCGCGTTTTCATCGGCTCGATGACCCGCTCAATCGTTCCAGCCAGGAAGTTGCCGCCCTTGGGTTTCACCACGTTCACGGCCGGTTGCCCTGCGGCCATGACGAAGTCACGCCCAGCGCGCGACACCGCCGACGGCAGGCCAGCGATCGCACGCAGTGGGGAGCCGGGCCCGGTGTAGAACCCGCCGCCAATCTGACCGGCACCAGTTGCCGCGCGGCCAACCGGAGTCTCGCTCACGCTGCGCAGCGGCAGGCGTCGCTCAATGTCCTCGCTGGTCGGCAGGAATGTTTGCTCGGACAAGCCCGGCAGCATGCGCACCAGGGACTCAATATCGCCCGGGGCGCCCAGCACGCCAGAGGCCAAACCGCGCAGGGCGGCAAGCGGTGCGTCGGCGGAGGCGCGGCGGTCGTTGAGCTCAGGACGGCGGCGGCCAGCGGAGCGGTAGCCGATATACGGCTGGTTCAGATCATCGGCCACAAGAGCACTCCTTGATGTAGTTGAGGGGCGCACGCACTGCGCCGCCTTTTTGGAATTTCTTGGAACGCAGCACATCGACCGCAGGTCCTTCTATGCGCCGGAACAACTCGGTGTCGGTCGACTCGGGCGACGGCGTGAGCTGCTTGTTTCCAAGCTGCAGCTCGTGGCGGCCAAGGCCCTGGCCAGAGCGGTACCGGAGCAGGGTCAGCGGGGAAACATCCTCGAGCAGCTCACCAAGGTCGCCGCCGTAGTCGAAGTACTCGCGGAAAAGCGGGTCGTCCTGGATCGAGCGGAAGGCGCCCTTGCTGCCTGCGCGCTGCAGCTCAAAGCGCGCGGCGTCCAGCATCTTTGGGTCGAAAACGCGCTGCGGGTTGTCGGTGGCAAAGAAGTTGTACGAGGTTCCACGGCGCATGCCGTCGCGCGTCGGCGGCACGGCAATCAGCGTGCGAACGTCATGGCCGGTCCTGGTCGGCGGGTAGTTGGTGCTGTAGAAGCTGAAGTCTTGGCGGCTCGGGGCGGTCTCAAAGATCGAGAAGCCGGATCCGGGGTGCGTGTGGAAGTCCAGGATGGCCGGACCACCAGGAGCGCGCACTGCCTGCCGAAGGTCGTAGGCGTTGGGCGTCACGCTGGACTCGGTGCCGCGTGTGATCGCCGACGCGCCGCCTTCGTTGGCCAGGCCAATGACCGAGTGCTCGCGCCCGGTCTGCGCCGTCTGGCGCAAGGCCTCGCGGACGACGTCGGCTTGCTGTGGTGCCTCACGCGCAAGAAGTGCGCGCAGCTTTGCGAGGACTGAAACTGGAGGCATGATTTACCACTTCACTTTGTTGGCCCAGTAAGCCGCGCTCGACGGCCCCTTGGCGATGTTCTTGGCGTGGCGGGCTTTGAACGCGTCGCGCTTGGCGGTGGTGGCTGCCGACTCGCCAGCCTTGGGCTTGCCCGCCGTCTTGGCGCCTTGCTCGCCGAAGCGGATCACCTTCTCCTGGCCATCAAAGCAGGCTTTGACCACGTGGGATTTCGTTGGGTGGCCCGGCGTGCGCTTGGGTTTGTTGCAGTCCATCTCGGACTTTTTCACCGGCCGCGTCATTTCGACTTCCTCGCGGCGCGCATGTTGTCGACCAGGTTGGGGTAAGGTCGCCCGGCCTTCTCGGCTGCGCGCTTGGCGCCGGACTTGGCGCTGGGCGAGAGCGCCTTGGGTGCGCCCAAAGAGCTGGGGCGCTTTTTGTCCCAGATGGGCTTGGGTGTTTTAAACGGCATACGGGTTGACCTTTCCTTCACGACGATGGGGCCGATCTTCGTCAACGTCGCGTGCCTGTGGCAGTTCGAACCACCCGTCGTTTTTGAGGTAGATGACCGCCTGCGTGAAGGTGTCCACATAGTCGTCATGCTCCGCAACGGGGAACTTCGCCACTTGGGTCATAAACGGCTGGGCCCAGCTCACAGGCTGGCCGGGGTTCTTGGCAGACTCCGGGATCCACAGCAGTCCAAGCTCCAACGTCGGCGCGGTCTGGTGTGCCCTCGACACCTTGTCCGCTTGTCCGGGATTGTAGCCAACGGCCGGGACCTTGGCCAGACGCAAGTCCTGCAGCAGCGACTGCCCCGATGCCTTGGCCTCAACCAGCAGCCGGTCTGGCTTGCGGCCCTTGGTGGGCATGCCAGCCTTGGCCGAGCTGTCGGCGCCGTACTCCGAGCGCCAGTCCCGAATCACCCGGGCGCGCAGGTCCGGATACCCGAGGTGCTCATCCCAGGCGTCCAGCAGCATGGCGTTGCGCTGGCCTCGGTGCGAAAACACGCCCCAGACCGTGCAGGCCGTCGGGTCGCCAGTCGTGCGCTCAGTGAAGGCGCAGTCGTAGCTTTGCAAGATGTACTCAAAGGGCGGCAGGCGCTGAGCCACGGGCCAGAGCTGAAAGTGCTGCGTCTTGAGGATGCCGCCCTCGGTTGGCGTGGGATCCTGCTGGAGCTGGCCCGAGGCGCCGTAGGTGCCCAGCAGCTGCTTGAGCTTGGTGATTTCGGCCTCGCCAAAGCGATCAGGGCAGATCAGCTCACCCTTCGTGCGGCGCGGGTCGTAGGGCCCAAGCACCGTGCGCCTGGCCTTGCCGTCCCACTCGGCCGGGATGCAGATGTGCTCCCAGCCGCCAATGTCGTCGATGATGTGCCCGCTGATGTCCTTCTCGTGCAGGCGCTGCATGACCGTCACCATGGCGTCGGTCTTGGGGTTGTTCAGTCGCGTGGACCAGACCTGGTCGAACCACTCAAGCGCGGTTTCACGCATCGCGTCGGACTGCGCGTCCTGGGCGCCGTGCGGGTCGTCAAGGATCAGGCGCGAGCCGCCCTCACCCGTGGCGGTACCGCCAACCGAGGTGGCCAGGCGATAGCCGGTCTTGTTGTTCTCGAAACGCTGCTTGGCGTTTTGGTCACCGGCCAGCGCAAACATGTGCCCCCAGCGCTCCTGGTACCAAGGCGACTGAATTAGGCGCCTGGCTTTCAGGTTGTCCCGGATGGACAGCGTGCCCGAATAGGACGCGGCGAGGAACTTCTGCTCGGGCGAGGTGAGCCACTCCCAGCAGCACCAGGCCACCGAGACGATGGTGGACTTGGAGTGGCGCGGCGGGATGTTGATCAGCAGCCGCTGAATCTCGCCGGAGCTCACGGCCTCCAGGTGCTCGCAGATCGCCTCGATGTGCCAGCTCGGCACGAAGGGCACGCCGGGCTCCATCACGTGCCAGGCCTGCTGCACGAACTCGTACAGGCTGGCGCTGGCCTTGCGCCGGGCCTGCTCCTTGGCGATCAGGTCCAGCATGACGGCGGGGGAAACGCTCACTGCGGCCACAGCTCGCCTCGCTCCAGCTTGTCGCGTTGGTCCATGGCGTTGTGCAGCATCACGCGCTCGTCGATCTCGTCAGGTTGCGGGTGGCACCAGCACACACACGACGGCTCATGCTTGCGCCAGTCGTTGATCGGGATGATGTGCCAGCGCTCCATCTCCTGGTCGCGCGGGTGCTGCACCGTGGCGCTCATCCGACGTTGATCGCTTCCTGCAGCAGACGCACGGCGTCAAGCTGGGCGTTCACGGTGCACGTGTCGCCGTGGCCGGTCTCGCTCATGGCCATGGCCTGCGCCAGGCACTGGTTGCCGAAGGCGTCCAGCAGCGCCAGGATTCGCTGGCGCTCGGAGATGAGCATGTCCTCGCCGTGCTTGCGCACCAAGTCCTCGGGGTACAGGGCCTGAAAGCGGCCGTCGTGGTCCAGCAGCGCAGGCAGTGGCGACTCGGGAAGGGTGGGTTTGGTGGGGGTCATTTGTTCGATTTTCATTCTTGGGATCCTTTGGCTTTCATCATCAAGGCTTGCATCTGCGCCAGCTCGGCGTCGCTCAGGCCCTTGAAGTCCACGCTGGCCACAGCGATCGGGGCACCGTTTGCGCCGGTGTGCTCAACGTGCTGCGTTTCTTTCCAACCGAGCTGGGTCGCGCCCCAGTACTTCATGAGGTTGGAGTCGCCAGCAAGCGCCTTCTTGAAGATGCCGCCAGCGATCTGGGCGTTGGCCGTTGCCTTGCCGACAACAAGCTCTGCCGCAAAGTGCTCGCGCAAAGTATCGATGTGAATTCCATCGCGAATCAGCGCGGCAATTTGGTGAAACGGTAATCCGTAGCCGGAAAGCGCTTTAACTTGCTTGCGCTCGTTTTCAGTCGGAGAAAATGCTTTTCTTCCGGCTCCTTCTCTCGCTCCGCCGTTTTCCTTGATGCTTTTTCGCTTAAGAGTTGGTTTTTCAACTTTGGTCATTTTTTACCTCCGTCTTTTTTGGCCTTGTCTGCCTTGCCAATTTCGCTGCCAATCAGCGAGTTGGGGCTGCGCTCGCCCATCACCTCCGTGAAGGACCGACCGTCGGACTCCAGGTGCGCGTGCTTGCCTGTGAACTCTTGCCAGCGGGTGACGATCACGTCGCAGTATTTTGGGTCCAACTCCATGAGCCGTGCAACCCGGCCGTTTTTCTCGGCTGCGATCAGGGTGGTGCCTGAGCCGCCAAAGCTGTCGAGCACGATGTCGCCGCCCTTGGTGTTGTTGAGCAGCTGGTACTCGAACAGGGCCACGGGCTTCATGGTCGGGTGCTCGCCGTTGCGGGCTGGCTTGTCGAACTCGAGGATGGTGGTCTGCTTGCGGTCGGACGCCCATAAGTGGCCAGCGCCTTCCTTCCAGCCGTACAGGCAGGGCTCGTGCTGCCAGTGGTAGTCCTGGCGGCCCATGACGAGCGACGATTTCTTCCAGATCAGGCACTGGCGCACGGCCCAGCCCGCGTCCTTAGCGGCGCCTCGGAAGTTGTAGCCCTCGCTGTCGGCGTGCCAGATGTAGAACACGGCGCCCGGCTTCATGACGGCGTCGGCGGCGGTGTAGGCGTCGCGCAGGAACTGCCGGAATTGGTCGTCGCCCATCGAGTCGTTTTTGATGGTGAGCTTTTCCTTGGTGCCGCCCTCGTAGGCCACGTTGTAGGGCGGGTCGGTCAGCCATATGTCCACCGGTTGGCCGTCGCACAGGCGCTCCAGGTCTGCGATGCTGGTGCTGTCGCCGCAAAGCAGCCGGTGCTTGCCCATGACCCAGACGTCGCCCTGGACGGTCACGGGGTTGACCGGAACGGGTGGTGCATCGTCCGGGTCGGTGAGGCCCTCGGGCAGCTCCTCGGGCATGAGCGCGTCGATCTCGTCCTGGCTGAAACCGGTGAGCTCAACGTCGAATCCCATCTCCATGAGGTCCTTGAACTCCAGCGCCAGCATTTCGTTGTCCCACCCGGCGTTCAGGGCGAGGCGGTTGTCGGCCACGATGTAGGCGCGTTTCTTGGCCTCGGACCAGCCCTTGGCGACCATGACCGGGACCTGGGTCATTCGCAGGCGCTGTGCGGCCAACGTGCGGCCGTGTCCGGCAATGATGCCGCCTTGCTCGTCGACCAGGATCGGCGTGGTCCAACCCCACTCTTTGATCGAGGCCACCAGCTGCCCGATCTGCTCATCGGAGTGGGTGCGGCTGTTGCGTGCGTAGGGGATCAGTTTTTCGATCGGCCAGTGCTCGATTTTGTCGGCAGGATTTCCGGTAAGGATTTCGCCGGTAATTTGTGGGGATTGATTTTCCCCTGTTTTTTCAGTCTGCTGTTTTTTCATGCAGGGCTCCAAGTGGTGGGTTGTGAATTATGCAACGGTTTGCTGGGTTGTGGCGCTGGCACAGGATGGCACAGGTGGAACGGGATAAAAGCAGACATTTTGACCGTATGCTTCTTGCGCATGTGTGTGTGCGCACATCATGATCATAGGCGTTTTATCCTGTGCCATCCTGTGCCAAAAGTAAAAAGTCTTTTAAAATCAAGGGGTTGCATCATTTTTCGATCCTGTGCCAAACGGGTTTTATCCTGTGCCGGCACAAGATGCATCCTGTGCCAAACGCAAAAATCAGAAGGGTTCCGAGTCGCTCTCCCAATCGTGACGTAGCCGGATCCCGGTAAAAAGGTTCAATCTTGTGCCAAAACCCTCCGTGGCACAGGATGGATCGGCCTTCGATCCTGTGCCAGAAGCGCGTGGTTGGCTGCGCTTGATGCCCGGGAAAGCGGCCGAAAGCTGCCGTCCAAACGACACTTTGGTGCCTGCGTGATCGCGGCCTTGGGCCTCGCACCACTTCTTCCAAGCCTTGAAAAGCTCGTCCCGATCGACCTGGGCGTGCTCGCTGACGACGCACATTTCGTCGGCAAACGCCCGGATCGGACTGGTCTGATCGACCAGGTCGGAGGCCAGCTCGTCGGCTGATTTGGGGCGCTGGAAGTACCCGCGTTGGTTCAGGCGAAGCAGGCCGTCCAAGGCCCACAGGACGATGCCAGGCAGCTCCTTGAGCAGTCGGTCGGTCAGGCCATGGTCCTCGCGGCCCAAAAAGCTCGTGTTGAACTTGAAGGGCAAAAACCGGTTGGCCAGGGCGGCCGAGGCGTCCGAGAAGGCGGGCAGCTCGTTGGAGGCCAGAACGAAGCGGATGGCCATCTTGCCGGACCAGGCGGTCATGTTCTTGCGGTCGATCGTGATCGTGTCCTCACCAGAGATCCGCAGCAGGTTCTCGACGATCGGCTGCTGGTCGGCCCGGCCGGACAGGCGCGCGTCCGAGATCATGGCCAGGCGCTTGCCGATCAGGGGTTGCAGGCCAAACTGCGTGCCCAAGGAGGCCAGGCTTGGGCTCACCCGGTTGGCGTACCCCACCAGGGCCTCGAGAATGCGCAAAATCGTGCCCTTGCCGCAGCGCGGGGGGCCGATGAGCATGAACATCTTTTGCTGGCTGGTGTCGTCGGTCAGCAGGTAGCCGAAGACCTCGGCCAGGGTGGAGATCGACTCGGGGTCGTCTGGCCAGAGGCTTTGCAGGAATTTCAGCCACTCGGTGGGCTCGCTGGCGCTGGGGTCGTAGTCAAACGCCAAGGACGAGACGCAAAAAAGGCGGTCCGTCGAGGGCATGATGGTCCGTGTGGGGTGGTGCAGAAACCCGTTTTTGAAGGCCACGATCTCGTGGGCCGGAAAGTCGCCTGGTTTCGGGTCGATCCAGACCTGAGGCTCGGGCAGGTCGGCGTAGCAAACCGCGCGCAGGGCGTGGGCCACATCGTTGACCGTGGAAGTCTTGGGGTTGAAGGCCACCGTCTCGCTGTCGCCCGTCTTGGGGTTGACCTTGAGGGTCAGACACCCGGCCATGAAGTGGTAGAGGCGCTGGTCGATGTAGACCCGGTCCCGGGTGACGTAGCGCGTGGCGTCCCAGCTGTAGAACTCGCCGCGCCAGTGCAGGATGCGCCCAGCCTCGGGCAGGGTGTCGTGGAACAGGGTGGCGGTTTTCATCGGCGAGGATGAAAAAATCATCGGCTGATCGTGGCTGTCCGGAGGAATGTCGTCCGGCCCGTCGTCGGGCGGGGGTGGGTGGCCAGCGCCGCCAGAGGAGTACTCCGGGGGGTGGGCAAAAGGGTGGGCAGATTCTGCAAAGCGTTCTGCAGATTCTGCGGAATGGTTCTGCAAAGGCACATCATCCCATGGCGCACCTTCGGGCCCGTCGTCACCAGGTGGCGGGGTCTCAGGCTCATCTGGTGAGCCTGCCTTCATGATGCCGTCCTCGACTGCCGCCAAGCCCTCGGCCAGGTGCAGGTCGTTGAAGTCGGTACCGGTGCCCCGGTCCACAGACCACAGGGGGATTGCCACCAGGGCGTTGATTTCTCGCGCAGCCTTGCGGGCGTCGGTGATGCCCGGATTGCCTTTGGTTTGGAAATCGTCGTCGGCCGCGATCACGATTCGGGCGTCGGGTAAGGCCGCGCGGATTTTGCGGGCGACCGGCGCCAGGTTGCCAGAGTTGAAAGCGACCACCACGCAGTGCCCGGTGGCCATGCGGATGGAGCAGCAGGTGGCCCAACCCTCGGCGATGATGACCGTACCCTGCTTGTCGGGCTTACCCAGGACGGTGTAGGCGCCGCCGGACGGAGTGCCTTTCAAAAACAGCTTGGTGCCGTCGGACTTGATGCGCTGCAGGCCGACCAGGGCGCCGGGGCCGTGACGCATGGGGATGAGCAGCTCGTCGGCCAGCTGGCGGGCGCCCTCGGGCTCGATCAGCTTTCGTTGGGCGTAGGGGTGAACGGTTGGGGTGCTGGCCCGGGCCCACATCTCGGCGGCGCGTTGGGCGGCCAGCTCGCGCTCGATGCGCGCTGCGGTTTCCTCTTCGGCCATCCGGGCCTCGCGCTCAGCGATGCGGCGGGCACGTTCTTCGGGGTCGACCGGCTTGCGGTCCTGGGCGGTGGATTTGTAGCCGCCCTCTTTGGCCAGGGCGATCAGGGTGCCGATCGTGGCGCGGTTGGTGCCGCCGCCGGGCTTGCACGATTTCCAGACGTCGCGCGCGTCGCGGGGGTTGTAGTTCGAGCCCTGCTGGCTCCAGGCGTCCCAGGCATCAAAGGCTGGCTCGCCGAATTCTTCTTTGAGGATGAAGGCCATCTTCACCCAGGTTTCGCGGTCATCGACGCCGCGAACGAATGAGAGCATTCTCTCTGCTGTCTCAAGGGAAATGGGATCCCTTTGCCCTGTTGGTTTTTTTGTTGTCATACCTGGCGTCTGTTGGCTGGCGACTGAAAAAGGTGGGGGCGACCCGCGCCAGGGTTGGGCCACCTCGGATAGCTAATCCGAGGCTTTGCCCCCACGAACAGTATAAGGGTGTGTGCCGCGAAAAATGCAACACCCCGAGAAATAAATGTGCGGAAAACCCGAACACTGGCCCGCAGATTCAGCCCGCCAGCACCCGCCTGGCGTCCTCCACCGACCGCACGATTCCAGCCAGGGCGCCACGCTTTTTCATGGCGGCGATGAAGGCCAGCTGCTCCTTGGTGGCCCGGCCGGTGGCGGTCTTGACTTCCAGGTAAAACGCCCGGCAGTCGGCCAGGCGGTGGCCGAACAGGTCCGAAAAACCGACCGGCAGGCCCGAGCGCACCGGCCGCCCGTCCTTGGTGAAGAACAGGCCCACGTTGGCCCGGGCCACGAAGTGCCCGTCCTCCGAAAGTGCGATCATGATCTGGCGCATCAAATCGGATTCGGTCATCGCCTGCCGTGCTCCCACACACGCCGCACCAGGGCCTCGAGCTCCAGGCAGGCCTTCTCGCCGCGCACCTGCAGGATCCCGCGTTTGACCACCTTGCCGCCTTCCTCCCGCCCGCGCAGGTACTCGCGGCGCAAGACTTTGTCGGGGATGGCCAGGATGTGGCGGGCCTCGCACTCGGCGCGGTGAGCTTCACAGTAGGTGCACACGGTGGTGCCGTCGATCAGTTTCACGACCTGGTCGGTTTCCAGGCGGTTGCATCCAAGGCAGCTCATCGTCGTTGTGCCTCCTTGGCGTGGCGGGCGCGCAGCACGTGTCTGGCCCAAAGTTCAGGCCTCTTCATGCCGCGTTGTCGGCCAATTTTTATGAGGTCCTCCAGCGTCTGCGACCTGCCCTGCTCCATCTTGCGGGCCTTGATCGCCTGGGCCTTGGCGGCGTCGGTGATCTCCTGCAGCTCCCCGTCCACTTCCTCGATCTCGCGCCCGACCGGCTCGAAGTGGTGGCCACAAGCGCAGTCGGTGACGATGCTGGGCACGGTGGCAAAGCAGACCGGGCAGGTCTTGACTGGCACATCGGACTTCTTGGCGCCCTTGCGCTTTTCTACGGCGGCCAGGGTCCACTCGCGTTTGTCGGTCGGAAGCCCGTGGCGCTTCACGTTGCCAGCATGGTCGAGGATGATGCAGTCCTCCTTGCCTGGGTGCGTGCGCAGGCCACGGCCGACGGACTGCAAGTACTTCACGACCGACTGCGTGGGCGCGAGCTGGATGATGCAGCCAATCGACGGGGCGTCCACACCGGCAACCCACAGCGCGCAGTTGCACACAACGTCCAGGCTGCCATCGCGCAGGCCCTGCAGGGCGGCGTCGCGCTCGACGGTGTCCGAGTCGCCACTGATGGCCACGGCCCGGTACCCAGCCTGGCGAAACTGCTCGGCCACGTTGGTGGCGTGCTCGACGGTCACACAAAACGCCACGGCCGGGCGACCGTGCGCCAGCTTGCGGTAGTGTGTGACAGCCGACCCGGTGATGACCGGCTTGTCCATCGCGGCAGCAAGCTCGCCTTGGTTGAAGTCGCCCGCAACGGTGTGCACACCGGACAGGTCCGGCTCGCTGGGGGCGTAGTAGCGGATGGCGGCCAGCAGCTTTTCGTCGATCAGCTCCTGGGTACCGCAGGTGAGGATCAGAATGTCGGCCACCTCACCCATGCCCCGGCCGTCCAGGCGGCAAGGCGTGCCGGTCAAGTGCAGCAGGTGAGTGCCGCCAGGCCGCTTGAACTTCGGGCCTGCGCCAGCCCACTCAAAGATGGTCTGGTAGGTGTTGGCCACGGCCAGGTGTGCCTCGTCCACGATTATGAGGTCCGGCGGCTCGAACTGGTCCAAGCGGCGCACCAAGGTCTGGACCATGGCAACTTGCACCGGATGGTGTCTGTTGCCGTCGCGGCCAGCGGCGATCCAGCCGTGCTCAATGCCTGCATCGGTCAGACGGCTGCTGGTGTCGTTGAGGATTTCTTTTAGGTGCGCGATGAACCAGACGCGGTTGCCTTTGGCCAGGGCGCTGTGGATCATGCAGATCGCGGTTGCACTCTTACCAAAACCCGTGGGGGCTACCAGGATAGGCGCCTTGAAGCCGCGACGGTACGCAGCGCGCAGATCGTCGATGGCCTTCTGTTGTCGGGGACGGGGAGTGATCATCGCTTCCCCCGAATCGGGGCGCGCTCGATAAAGTAGCGGCCGGTGGCGTGATTGAATTTGCCAGTCAAGCCGCGCTGATTGAGCAGCTCCTGCAGCGTGGTGTTATGTGGGATGTGCGCAAGCCACTCGCCGCCGATCTCGTTTGGATCGCCGGTTGACGCGATGCGGTTCAGGAAATCGATGATCTCCAGGTAAGCATTCTTCTTAAGCGTTGCCTCGTATTCAGCTCTGGTCATATCAGATCCCCGGGCCTGACCAGTGCTTTTGCCTTCCTGCGCCGCCAACCTGCATACTGCACCGCTTTCAGATCGGCCAACACCTCGCGGTGCACGATCTCGACGTTGTGCATCTGCATGTAGTTCTCGATCACGTTGAAGCGGTTTTTCTCAAACATGAATTTCGGCTTGCGATGCAGTCGCATGCGGAAGCGGTAGGTTGTGGCGCTGTGCGCGGCAAAGTCGTACCAGGCCCAGATCAGCACGAAGCCGCCGGGCGTGAATCGAAAGTTCAGTCCAATATGAATGTGCTCGCCTTCGCGTGTGTAGTGGATCATTCGTCGTCCTCCTGGTGGTCCTGGATCAGCTGGGCCTTGACCAGGTCCAGGCAGCCGAGCGCGGTTGGAAGCAGCATGGTCTGCTCGTATTTGTGCACGACGGCGAGCAGCTCGTCGACCAGGGCTTGGGTGATGGCGCCGTGGTAGTTCATGCTTGACTCCTCGCTCGAATCTCAGCGGCAAACCAGTCGCCGTCTCGGTTGCGTCCTTCGCAGACCTGTGCGCAGGCTTCGCGCTCGGCCACAGCCCCCAGCTCTTTGAGTTTGTCGCAAAGGGCGTGAAACCCCGTGATGTTGATGTCGCTGTCCGAGCCTTTGATTTTGCAAATGCTCAAGATTCCCACTCTGATTTCTTGGTCGGTCATGCTTGCCCCCTCATCATCTTCCACAACACCGGCGCTGGCCGCCTGCTCAGCGCTCGCTTGCGACCGCGCATGCCTCTGGCCTTGCGGATGGGTGGTCGCCACATCAGGTTGCGGAATATCGCGGGCGGCACGATGAGGTGCTTTGGAATGAGCGAAATGCGTTCCCCAACTTCGTCGATGTGTCCCGTCAAATTCAAAAGCAACCGCTCAAGGCTTTCCTCGGTGAGTGCAGTCATGATTCCCCCCTTGCCTTGATAGCCGCGATGCATTCCTGGGCCTGCCAGTCTGTGGCGTACCTCTTCATGTAATATTTGGCTGCGATCTGCTCGCACGCTTTCAGGCATCCATCGCGCTCCATCGCGGCGATCTTTGCGACCAGGATCCTGGCAATTCGAATCTCGTCCTGCAGGTCAACGCCCATGCGGTAGTTGCAGATTTGACCGTCTGAGGTTCTGAGGTTGTGCACCTCGATCAGAAACTGCTCGACGGGGTCGGTGCTTTCAAAGCTCACCATGGCGCGTCCTCCGCATCGTCGATTTGCTTGCGCTTGTACGCAGCCTCTTGCGCAGGCGTCCACGGCACGGGGCCGGTGGGCGGGGGGAATGGCCAGGTGGCCGGTTTTGCAGCCTGTGTCGGCTGGCGTTTTGTCAGGCTCATACAGCCCTCCGTTGGTTTCCAGGCTCACGCCCGGTGTTTGCACCCTTCACATTTTTGATCAGCCTGGCCAAGTGATGTGCGGGTGTAGTTGCACTCGGCAGACATGCGAAACGGGCTGGGGACCATCTTGGCCACGCGGGTCTGGCCATCCATCCACCAGCCGTCTTGCACAGGAAGCATGTTGCGATACTGTGGGCGATTAAAGCAACCATATTTTTTGGTCATGTGATTCGCGCCTGTCTTGAACGGTACAGAAAGCAGGTCGGGCCCGGCACACGCTCGAGCTGGCCGGAGCGAATCAGGCGCCCCAGCGCGGCGTTAATGCGGCGCTTGCCAACGCGCACAGCAATGTCACGTGGCAGCTCATAACGGATGTGCGAAATCGCACCCAACAGCTGCCGATCTGTAACAGACCGCTCACGATTCATTGGCGGCCCAGTCCTGAGCGGTTCGCAAAATCAGGTCCTCGGCCGTCAGGCTCAGGCCGCGAGCCTGGGCGATGGCCAGAATGCGGCCCTGCAAGGCGGACGGAACGGCGCCAGCGCTGCCGCCCTCGTCCTTGGGCTTGCGCCAGCGCACCACGGAGCTGGGATTTCGCTCCAGGGCTCGGGCCAAGGCGCGTACCCCACCGAAGGCGTCGATGCACTTGTCTGCGGGGGTTTCCAGGGCTGGATCTTTGGTTTCTGCGGTCATGGCGGGGGAGTGTAGCGTAAAAAGCAACACTCAACCAAAAATATCTTAAAATAACCCACGCAAACCACTTGCAGCCCACGCGAAACCTCGCTATGATGGAGTTATTGCAACACCAAACGGAGAAAGCGATGACCAACACCCAAAGCACCCAGGCAACCGGCGCAGCCCGCATCGGGCGCGGCACCAAGCTGCACCCGGCGGTCAAGGACCCGGTTTACGGCCTGATCATCCGCTGCAGCTGCCCAGGCACGCAGCAGGGCGGCGCCTACCACCGCGCACAGTTTTTCACCGGCCTCACAGCCACCTGCCGCAAGTGAGGGCGGCATGAGCAACCTTCACCCGATCATGCAACAGGCCCTGGCCCCATTCCTGGGGGCCGCTTTTCACCAAGGAGAAGACATGGAAATCGAAACACGCGTCGCAGGCATTCCCTGCATCGCCAGAGTGACGCACTACTTTCGCCAGGCCCCGCACCGGGGCAGCCCGCACACCTGCGACAGCGACCTGGATTACTACGGATACACCGAGTGCGAGTTCGACATCCTCGACCGGCGCGGCCGACCCGCCCCCTGGCTGGAGCGCAAGGCCACCGACGATGATCGCCAGCGCATCGAGCAAGAAATCACTGACCAACTGGAGGACTGAACCATGAGCACCAAGAAAACAAAACCCGAACTGACGCCCCCGCAAAGGCGCGAGATTTTTGACCGCCCAATCTACGACGGCAAGGAGCTGCGCCGCAATCCTGGCATCGCCGACGAACGGTTCCGCGCCTACGAGCTGCCCAGCCTGCAGGGCGGACGCCTGGTTTATCCCAAGGAGCAAGCATGAACACGAAGCTCCTGATCACCGCCCGCCGCCTCTGGTGCGTGGGCCACGCCGACCGGGCCACGCAGCGGGCCAATATGCGCAAGTGGGTGCGCTCGGTGCGTCTGCTCGGCAGCCGCTGGATCATGGCCGCGCCCGAGCCCAAGCTGGCCACGCCGATCGCCGACGGCAAGCTCTCCAGCCTGGTGCTGCCCTTCCCCCTGCGCACGCCGCGCAGCCTGCACGAGGCCTACGAGGCGCGGAGGCAGGCATGAGCGAAACAGCCGAGCGCATGGCCTACACGTGCACCAGGTGCAACGGCACGGGCCGGTTTTCGTTTAATTTGATGCACGGCACCAAGTGCTACGGTTGCAACGGCTCGGGCAAGCAATACACCAAGCCTCGCGCGCCCACACCAAAGTGGGCCGTATTTGGCCAGCACCGCCAGACCGGCGAGTGGCTTCGGCTCTACAACGTGGTGGCGCGCTCGAAAAACGCAGCTATTGAACGCGCCCAAAACATGTACGCCCAGGCCAGCACGACCTGGAAGGACACCTACACCCTGGCCAACGCCAGGGCCCTTAAATGGTCCGACATGGCCAGCCTCGACGCGCTGAGCTGGGCCGATGCAACGAAGGAGAGCACATGAAAATCATCGAGAAGTTTGAGCAGTCGCTCAAGAGCAAGCGAGACGCGATCGCGCACCTGGAGGACCTGAAACCCAAGTTCGAGCGCCTGGGCAAGGTCACGCGAATCATCGAGAAGTTCGCGCCGGTCAGCTACGTTTTCCTGGACACCCGGGTGATCATCCGGGTCGACGTCAAAACGATCAAAGAGGTCGAGCCCGTCTTGGAGGTTTTGACCGAAGAGCTGGGCGCCGAGTTTGATCGCACGCACGACGAGGCCAGCCTTGGCTGGCGCGAGTTCAGCTCCAGCAACGTGCCCTGGCTGCGTGTTGATGCCGAGCTCAAAGGCGAAGGCCCCGAATGCCGCCGCGTGATTGTGGGCTACGAGCAGAAACCGGTCTACGAGATCAGGTGCGGCGACGAGGCGGCAGCGCCAGATGCAGCGCCACCGATGGCACCAGAAGTGCCGCCAGCGCCCACCACAGAAGAAGGAGTGCCATTCTGATGAACGACTTAGATATCTGGGCCTTCCCCAGCCACGGCAGCATGGGTGAAGTTGTGCAGGAGGGCATGACCCTGCGCGACTACTTTGCAGCTCGAGCTTCAGAGGAGGATATTCAGCGCCATTTGTCAGGAATGGTGAAAGTGATTGTTGGGCAAAACGAAAAAGGTCCAATTTACGAACACCAACAAGCGTTTCGAAGCCGAGAGCAAGCTCGATACCGTTGGGCCGACGCCATGTTGGAAGCCAGGAGAAATACATGACCCCCACCATGTACCTCCGGTTCATTGAGCGGTTGGAGATCATTCCAAGCAAACCTGGCGATGAATTTTCCACTTCAAGAAAAGTCCGTGTCCTACAGCAGTTTTGGGAGCATCCAAACGGCAAGGATGCGGCTGGCGACATGTTCCGCATCGTTATGGGCACGTGGCGCGACGTTCCCATGGAGGCCGAGCAATGACGCCCCAACAGATGCTCCACATGATGCTCAACGAGGCAATGACTAAGGGCACCAGCGTGATGCGAATGACGCACGACAGCAAGGGCAACATCACCCAGGAGCTGGTCGACCCTTACGAGCAGATCAGCCACGATATGAACGAAGTTGCCCAGCGCTTCGCCCATCGCCTGGCGCTGGACCTCGAGTGCGTCCTGGCGCGCTACAGCGGCCCCTGGTACGACGAGGCGATGCAAACGCTGGGCGACTACCGCGCCGCCATGAATGAGCTGCACGAGAAACAGGCGCCCACGTTCATGGGCGAGCCGTTGGTGAGGGACGACAAATGACGCCCAGCAAAACAAAGGCCACGATCTACCAGGACAATGGCAAAACCTACGCCGAGTTGTGGCGCGAGGGTGGCTTGCTCAAAATGGCTATTTTTGCCCGCATGCCCGGTGTCGTGATTCACCTGGACGAGCGGGTTATTCCACAACTGATCGAAGCCCTGCAAGGCCTCCAGGACAAACAATGAAGCACTGCAACGAATGCAACCGCGACCGCCTGCCAGGCGGTGGCATTTTTCTCACGGCCACGCGCTGGATTTGCGCCGAGTGCTGGCTGAAGTTTCTGCAAGGACGGCGCAGCGTGAAGGAGGCAGCGTGATGTACACCCCAGAAGATTCCCCGTTTGAAAAGTTCCGCACCGAGAAGCTCAAGGGCGTGGCCATGTCGCCAGACGTCCGCGAGCTGGTGGCGCTGGCCTATGAGTCCGGATTCATTGACGGCATGCAAAAGCAGATGCAGTCCAGCGTGGACCGGGCTGTGAACCGGATGACAGCCATTCCGGTGCCGCGCTACAACCCAGGAATCACGGCGTTTAAAACAGGAGACGAAGCATGAAAGACGAAGACTGCGAAGACCGCGCCCAGGAGCAGCTGGCATCACTCAAGCGCGACATGCGCAAAACGATGGAGGATGCAACGGTGCGCGCAATGCACAAGGTGATGGCTGAGTTTGAGGCCAAGTCAAACGAGCGGCTGATGGAGATGCCGGAAAAGCAAGATGAATTTGTAGCCCCTGGTGGTGGGTATGTTCCTGCAATCCAACTTCCGCAACCACCGACATGGCACCACCCCGACTGCGAAGGCGAGTGCATCGCCTGCCTGATTGAGCGCGAGGTCACGGCCGCTTACGGGACGCAGGGCCTGGCGTATCTGCGCCGCCACATTGCTGTGACGCAGCCACCAGAGGACGCGCTGCGGCACCGCATCGCAGAACTTGAAGGTGCGTTGGATGGTCTTCAGACACAGCGCAAACCG